TGCTACAAAACGAATGCCGTTAAGAGACACCCAACCTTTCATAGCTCTTGGTACTCCAACTAAAGATGTAGCAAGAACAGATGTCCAACCACCAATTTTTTCTGGTAGCCCTGAACGGAAACGCATATTAGTAGAATCAACCCAACGACCTTCAGCACCGTATTGAGTAACTTGTTTATCTATTCCTGGTCTAAATTGTATTTTTGATAAAGCCATATTATTCTCCTGGCTTTATTGGCCAAACAATGTTTTTAGCTTTTTCTTCAGTATCAATGCCTTCTGTTATGTCCCTAAGTTCTTGACGATATGTTTTCCACGCATCAGACATAGTAACATCTGAGTTTGCCATCCAATCTGTTTGTGCTAACAAAGAGTTTCTATCTTGTCTTATCATACTTAGTAATGTAGATAAATCTTCAGTTAAAGTATCTAGCCAAGCTTGGTGTTCGCTATCGCTTAAATCTGTTTCTACTCCGTTTACTATTACTTTTGCCATAATTATTTTATCCCGTATAAAGTTGCTCCACAACCGGCGCTAATATTAGCACCATCCGCATGAAATAATTGTATTCCTCTAATAGCAGAAGTTGAGTTAATTGTTCCACCGGCTAGGTTATAATGGACATCGCCAGTTTGACTTCTATCCCAAGAGCCACCATTTGCTATAAAAGCTTTGTGAGCGTTAGTTTCATTTATTCCAAACAAAGTTATTTCAGAAGACATTGTTTTGTCTCCTTGGTTACCGTATGGATTCCATCTAGAAAAATAAGCTTGAGTCGCTCCGCTACCAAAGTAACTAAAATTACTAGCATTAGTTGACATAAATAAATGTGTAAAATGATAAATTGAACTACTGCTAAAATTACTAGCATTTAAAGACACTCTAAAAGAAAGATAACTAGCGTTATTGTTCATGTTTTGCCATTTACCGTGTAGCATAACCTTAAGGTGCCTATAGTCTGAATACGTTCCAAGAAACTGAAGATTTGCAACATTACTACCAGATTCTGATGTAGCTATTTTTACCCAATCAGATGTTAAAGCAGAAGCAGGAAGTCTCGCGTCTGGCACGGTTCCTGATGCTAAATTAGATGCGTTTAAACTAGTTAATGCGCTACCATCAAGTGCAGGCAAAGCTCCTGTTAGTTTACTAGATGTTAGAGTTGATATTCTTGCGTCAGCAACTGTTCCTGAAGATATATTTGATCCGTTTAAATTAGTTAAGGCACTACCATTAAGTGCTGGCAAAGTACCAGATAATCTAGCCATTGGTAGTGTACCTGAAGCTACATTGCTTGCGTTTAAGTTTGTAAGGTTTTGTCCATTACCATTTACATTTGCTTGTGATGTCATGTTTCCGGTTACGACTAATTCGCCGGTTACTTGCGCACCACCACTAGTGGTAGAAAAACGTAAACTATTATTATGGTATGCATTAAAAGCACCTGTTGATGAAGCATTAAACATGTTTAATGTATTACCGTCATCTCTAACTACAATACTGTCAGAATTTAAATTTAAGTTACCAGTAGAATTTTTTATATATGAATTAGAACTGTCGTGATAAATATCTAAATCCGTTGCACCGCCACTTCCAACATACAAATGTACGTTGTCATTTAATGTTACGTTGCCAGTAAAAGTACCACCAGATGATCCAAACTTAGCATCTAATTGTGTTTGAATATCTGACGTAGTGCCATCTAAATGTTGAAACTCTGTATTAGTAACACTGCCATCAGCAATGTTTGGTGATTGTATTGCAGTGATTGCACTACCAACAAAACTATATTTAACTTCTTCGTATGTTGCCATTATGATATCCTCTGAAATAATCCGCCGCCAGAAATAGTATAAGTTCCACCTGAACCACCTGCAGTGGTAAACTTATTATAAATAGCGGATGAAATACATCTCCAAGTTCCTGCTTCAGTTGCTCTAGTTTTACCTGATACACCGCCACCAGTTCCAACAAACCCTGGAACAAGATAACCAAGAGCACTTGTGTCTTGTGGTCCAGAAGAACTAGAGCTGTTGGTATATTCTACAGAACTGGATAAATATTTATTATTAGAATTATATGTGGATGGAACAACTTCAGTCCCAAAACCTATACTACTATTACTATCAGTACCAGAACCATCATAATAAAGAGCAAAATATTTTATAGTTCCTACAGCTGTAGAACTACTAGGCACTGAATCAATGCCTGTTAAGTTTGATCCATCGATTGCAGGTAAAGCACCAGTTAATTTGCTAGCTGTCAGAGTTGATATTCTTGCGTCAGCTACAGTACCGGATGAAATGTTTGATCCGTTTATACTTGTTACACTAGCACCGTTTCCAGATAAAGTTCCAGACACATTAGTGACAGAAATACTAGAAGGTAGTCTTGCATTAGCTAGCGTTCCCGAAGCTATATTAGAAGCGTTGATACTAGTTATTGAACCACCGTTCAATGCTGCATAGGTACCTGTTAGATTAGCTGCGTTTAATGACGTTAACGCTGTTCCAACCAATGCTGGCAAAGTGCCAGGAGAAGCTATGTTTGCTGCAGTTAAAGCACTTAAATTAGCACCATTTCCACTAAAACTTGTTGCTGTCAAAGCCCCTGTTACCGTGGCCCCTGTATTACTAGTTTCTATCTTTTTTGCTCCGCCAAAGAATAATTCAGCTGCACCGTTTGCGGTGTAGGTAGCCATGTCATTACCACTAGCGTCTTCTATAGTAATAGAGTTTCCTTTAACAAAACCAACGGTACCATTACTAGTAAGAACTAAGTCATTACCATTACCAATGTTAAGATCAACGTTGTCCGCTAAAGTTATATCACCGGTAAACGTGCCACCGGTTGCACCAAACTTAGAATTAAGTTGTGTTTGAATTGATGATGTTGCATCTACAGTTTGAAACTCAGTATTAGTTACTGAACCATTAGCAATAGTTGGTGACGGTATTGATGCGGAATCAATATTGGCACCTGTAAATTGATAGCGTACACTTTCGTAAGTTGCCATTATTTATTTCCCCGTTAATTTCCAACCCGGATCTGCCGCTCCTGTATAAACAATCGTGAACGCCGCATTGTTTGTGTTTACTGTTCCATTTGCTGTTGCACCAAATATTTTATTTGAACCACCAGCGTTTAAAGTTAAAGGGTTGCTTGCAAACGTTCCGTTTCTATCTAAAAACGATATTTCATCACCTACAGCTAAATTAGTAGTTGGTAAAGTTATAGTACACGCTTGACTAGATGTATTAACCATAATTTTATCTCCAACATAAGCTGTTGCTGTTGCTGCTGATATTGTACGCCAAACATTTTGTGATTGATCTAGATCATGCCACGTGTTAGCAGAACCGTCTGTAACTACACCAGTGTTAGCCGCTGCAAGTAAAACTTTTCTTAACGGTTGCACAACATGTGTTGCACCACCACCTCCTCCAAGTCTCATTGTAATAGTGTATTGTTCTGAATTATTGATAACAAAAAACATTTTTTGTAAAGCTTGGCACTGTATAATAGTATTTTGACCAGCGTTAATTGTGTTAAGTGCAAATTGTCTTTGTTGGTTATTTGCTGAAGGTACACCACCATCAGCAGAAGTTAATACTACAGTTGCTGCTGCTCCTGATAAATTTAATGTATAAACCCCAGCGATTGCGTCTTCTATAGTATTTGTTAAAGTGTTGTTAGTTGTAGTACCCCACGAGTTTGATTGTTCTCCTGGGTTAATAAGCTCTATGCCTAATCTATTCGAATAACTTGATGCCATATTTTATCCTATACCGGCGTCCATGAGCCGCCTGAACCTGTTGTATCATCTACAGGAGTCCACGAGTTTGCTGGCGCACTTGGTACGTCAGTCCATGTGTCTCCTGAGTTAGTTGTATCATCAACATCGGTCCATGTAAAGACTGCAATTGAACCTAATCCAGTAGTTAAAGAAAAGCTAGGTAGTTCAATAGCCGTTTCTACGGCTACTTGACCGACAGCTGTAGTTGCAGATAACTGCGTTGCAAAAGCTTTACTTTCACCTACAACCTGTCCTAACGACATTGTCGTGCTTAAACCTGTTAAAGCTACGTTTGCGTTTAAAAATAATGTTTCTTGTCCTAATGTCATAGTTAAAGGAAAAGAACTTAGTGGTACTGCTGTTTCAGCCGTTACTTGTCCTAACGCTGTCGACACACTAACACCTGTAACTTCATGTGTTTTATCTGTTCTAGCTGCTACATTTCCTAAGATTGCATTAGCTGTAACTCCAGATGGAAACGCTGTCAAAACACCTAACTCATGTTGTTGTAATGTTGTTGTAACCAAGACACCTGATTGTACTAAATTAGAATCAGCGTTAACAGTTTCATTACCAAGAACTGCAGGTACATTTAAACCAGAAGGTAGTGCTATCATCTCTAAAGAAACTTGACCTAATGCTAATGTAATTGATTGTGTCGGTACATTGTGTAAATTTTCTACAGAATAATCTGGTCCACCAATAGTAAGACTAACACCAGATACTGATACCTCTGCATCAGGTTTTACTGGAGAACTAGCAAAGGCCTGTCCCGCAAAACTGGCTAATGAATTATCCATTATTTATCCTTTTTCTTGTCGTCTAATTCTTTAATTGCTTCTATCAATAGAGGGACAAGTTTTTCATACCAAACACTTTTATATTCAGAATTGAATGGTGCTTCAGTAACTACTTCAGGTAAAACTTCTTCTACTTCTTGAGCACTAACACCTACTTGACGTTTGTCATTATCATATCCAAATTGTTTTGCTAATTCATTTTCTTTAAAATAGTAACCTGTCAAAGCTTTTACTTTATCCAGTGCAGACTCAATCGGTCCTTCAAAATCTTTTAGACGCGAGTCGGAATAATACGCTGTAATATTATTGGTCGCTCGTATTTGGCCCGTCGGACCAGCAGCAGTTCCAACACCTAACGCTGTCATTTGATAAGATGTGTTTGTAATAGTACCACTTGGTCCAGTTGGTCCTGTCGGTCCTGTCGGTCCAGTGCCACCACTTGGTCCAGTAGGTCCAGTAGGTCCTGTTCCACCTGAAGGTCCTGGAGGTCCAGCAGGTCCTGTTCCACCAGCAGGTCCGGTGGGTCCAGTAGGTCCTGTTCCACCACTTGGTCCCGGAGGTCCGTCTGGTCCATTGGGTCCTGTCGGTCCAGTATCACCACCTGGTCCTGTCGGTCCGGTAGGTCCGGTAGGTCCGGTAGGTCCAGCTAAAGCTGCGTTAGTTATAGTTGCTTTTCTAATTCCACCTGCAGATACATCATAAAAAGCAATAAGATCACTACCTGTAACAGATCCTTCTGTTGTGTGTGCTGATACAACGTCACCTGCTACTGTTCCTGTTACACTTACTCCGCTGCTTGTGGTTGCAAGTTTTTCTGCGTCATCATAATATAACTTAACATCACCATTTATTGTGCATCTCACCGCGCTTTCGCTGCCAACACCTAGTGCTATTACTGTATCGCCTCTTAAATATAATCCACCCGTTCCAACATCTTTGATAAATGAATTAGTGCCGTCATGGTAGATTTCTAAATCATTACTTGCACCAAATGTAGCTTTGACATTATCGCCATGTGCAAGATTACCTGTCATTGTGCCACCAGCTTTAGGTAGAGCCGCATTAGCAGTAGTAGTTGTGGAAGTTAAAACTCCGTCTCTAGTTGCAATATCTACGCCGTCTACTGTTCCTGTGACCGCTACGTTTCCTGTAACTGTAGTATCTCCGTTTAATGCGTGATTACCATTGGTGTCTATTACATATCTAAATGCGCTATTTGAATCATCATAAACAGCAAATGCCGCTCCAAAAGAACCTATTGCATAAGTTTTATTACTTTGGTCAGTTTCAGTAAATTTTATTATAGGAGTATCACTTGTAAGAACACCTAATCCACTAACAGTCACACCACTAGCAGTTGTTTCTAATTTTTTTGAATTATCGTGATAAAGTTCTACAGCCCCGTCTGGTGTAGCCTTAATCATATTTTCTGAATCACCTGCATTATTTACCAAAAACCTATTTGCTAGGATTCTTATATCCCCAGTTCCAGAATCTTTTATGTAGCTATGGCTTCCATCGTGGTAAATTTCTAAATCGTCACCAGCTCCAAAATTAGCTTTGACATTATCACCAAAACTTATTTGACCTGTCATAGTTCCGCCAGTTTTAGGTAAAGCGGCATTTGCTGTAGTGGTTGTAGAAGTTAATACTGAATCTCTTGCTGAAATATCTACGCCGTCAACAGTTTCTGTACCTGACATAGTTATGTTAGCACTACTTAAAACTAAATTACCTGACATAGTTCCGCCAGCTTTAGGTAAAGCGGCGTTAGCTGTAGTTGTAGTAGAAGTTAAAACTCCATCTCTAGTTTGTATGTCAATACCATCAACTGTGCCGGCAACTGTTACATTACCACTTGCATCCTCAAACACTGCTTTACTAGCAGGTTGTGTACAGAACACATTTTTTGTACCTGCGCCAAAGTTTACAGCATTGTTAGAGTTAGAACTTCTAAGAATTGTGTCACGTGAGAGTGTGTCGGGAGTTGCGTCAGTGACAGTACCAATACCTACTTCAAAGTCTGCTCCACCATCAGCTTCTATACAATAGTAAGTTGTATTACTATTACCAATACCGGCAACAAAAGTCGTGAAGCCTTGAGCGGCTCCAGCGAGATTTATTGTACCCGTACCTGTGCTGGTGCTAGTCTCTTTGACTCGATCATTAAGAACAAGGGCCATTTAAACTCCTTACCCTAATCTGATGATCTCTGATCCACCACCGTTTGCTGGGAATTGAATTTCAAATGTTCCGTTTGAAGCTGTAAAGTCACCACCGAACGCTAACACAACAACAGCATCATTAGTTGGAGCACTACCATCTTGTCTGTAAATCAAAGCACCATTTGCAGTGAATGAAGCACTAGCCCAACTAACATTATCAAAGTCAACAAATGCTGTAGAAACACCTGATCCACCAGTTACTGATGGGTTGCCACAAACTTTTCCACCTGCTGTATAAGCAGAGCCAGAAGCGTTTGTTATTTCGTTAGTTGTTACATATTTTGTAGTAGTTGCACCCATAGTTGCTGAAGAAGTATAAAGCGCAATATAGTAAGCGGCACCACCATCGAAATCGTGATTACCTTTTAAAAGCTCTTGTTTAAAAACATTACAAACTGCTTGTGATATTGCCATAATTTTCTCCTATTAAGGGTTTTGAGAAGGTATAGGAATACGTAAACTTCCGTCCCTATATTCATCTCTTCGTTTTTTACCTAATTGTTCTTGAGCAAGTTCTTGAAGAGCTTCTTGAAAAGCTTGTTCATATACTTGTTGATCTTGTGGAGCTTTTAAAAACTTAAAAGTTTCCACCATGCAGGCATATAATAAAGCACGTTCAGCATTTACGCTAACCCATGTAGTCGTATTACCAGTACCTAAGCCTGTTGGTTTTTTAGTAATACCAATCTCAAATTTATACACCGCATTTGGTGTAGGCGCAATAGCTATTGTGCCCATGTCCCAAGTCGCATAGTACCTAGGCTTAGCTGTAGACCCTACTTCTGGGGTAGGATAATATTCATTTAAAAAATCCGCATCAACTCTTTCCAACTCAAATCTCTCTTTAGTACCTGAGTTTACGTATATTGTAACATATCTTATTGTGGCAATATCGCTAATTGTTGGCGTGGTAGCAGAAGTTGTTTGTCCTGGTAAACTTACAAATCTGTTATTAGCCGCTGTATTACCGCTGATGTATTCTTTAAAATTATCTAGCTCAACGTTTCTAAAAATTCTATCTTCTGCATGAGCTATAATGTCATTTATAATAGTTGTAGTCAGAACCTGAGCGTCTGTTTCTGCATAGTCTCTAATTTGTGTTACTAATTCTGCATATGTGGTCATGGTAATATACTAACAGGTCCTATTGACATTCCTGTTCCTCCAAAGTTCCTTATACCACCACTTTCATAATATTTAAAGGCTTTACCTCCACCGGCTACAAATTGATCAACATAGTCAGTTCTGTCATCAATCAATAATTTATTTGCTCCACCATAAGGTCCTTTATTAAAATTTGTAGTGTAATTTGTTGCTGCTGGAGCTCTACCAACACCTGAGCCAATAGTTCCAAAGTTTGCTGTAACCCATGCATTTTTTTGATTTGTTATAGAAGTAGATGTAGTTGATGATAAAACTTCCCAAGATCCATTCTTAGCTATAATTAAATCAATTAATGCGTCAGCTTCTGCTCTTTTTGCAAGATTTTGAAAAAAAGTTGATGGAACAACTGCTGCTGCTTGTGCTTCTATTATTGGAGACATATTATACCAATCTCCACCTGGAGCTAAAAAACCTGCACCTGTTGCGTAAACCGCTATCGCTTGATAATATTCTGTTAATGTACCATCAAGATCTACATATACAGTCGTGGTTCCTGGGACACAATTGTCAGTTAAAAAATTTTCTACTAAATCATTTGGACTAAATGAAAAATTTTCATCATCTATTTTTGTAAGAACATGTCCTCTGGCATCATTAATATTGTCATCGTCAATTCTTGCTACTTGAGGGTAAATAGGAAAGTGTGATTCTACTCCTCTAAATCTTAAACGGTTTCCAGTGCTGTATCCATGACCAGGTAAATTAACATTAACTAAAATAGAATCTACTGCTCCTGCAGCAAGAGAATTAGCTGTTAATATTTGTGGTACAGGAGGTTCTGTTCTAGCAGGTCTAGCATTTTGTAATCCTTCAGCATCTCCTAAATGTGTTCTAGGTTCTAGTTGTGGGTGTTTTGATTCAAACTCTGATTGGTGTACAAAAGCACCGTTCCATTCTTTAACCATTTCTTTATATGGAAATGCCATACCACTTCGGTCTGAAATTGCTTTAGCATTTTTTCCTGTTGAAAATCTAGACATTAACTACATCACCTATAAATTTGGGTAATATGCCTGTGGTGCTATATACGTGCTAGTAGAAGACCCATCCTCTACTAAGGCTCTATTAAACTCATCTTCGTACAACATTTTTAAATTATTAGTTAGCTCAGGTTTTACTTTTTGAGAAAGGTAATAAGCTAAACCAGAAACCATACAAGGTACAAATCTATAAGGTACGTCTGCTGTGTTACTGTATCCACCTACGTCTTGAATACGTTTAACATAGTACATTGTAACGTGTTGAGCAGCCGCGTCAGCATCAGGTGTAGGGTAAAGAGTAATTGTAATATTATCACTAAATCTTTGAACGTAATATTGAGAAGGTTGAGACTTTGTAAGTTTATTTGATAAACTTTGAAACGTACTTCTGTCTATTTTACTAAGAGACGAATCTGATTGATTTGTAGTCGCTCTATTTCTTCTAAACGCAGCTTCTAAAACATCATCTATTCCATGAATACCATTAGGTATTGATGTTGCGCTTGTACCATCAGCAGCGTCTCTAAAAAATTTATACTCTCCCTGTCCTTCAACAAGATCAATATCTAGATTACCTATTTCCCAATAATGTAGTCCTCTATTGGCCCATTCTTGAAACATTATATTTAAAGAACGTCTTGCTGATTTTAACTGATAACCACTAACAGAATCTAAGCCTACTCTATTGTAAGCTTCTTCGATAATGTCATCAATTAAGAAACCACTCTCAAAATTAGTAGTACCTGATGTTGCCATTTAGCCCCCTAGTTAAAAGTAATAGTGCAGCTGCCTGATCCAGAGATTGTTAAGTGACAACCATTTTTCATTCTAATACCACTTCCAGGAACAAAAACTTCTAGTCCTTCTGTTCCAAAAAGAAATGTATGAGCTGTACCTGCTCCTGTAGTTGCATTGTCATGCAAAATAACAGAACCACTTGCGTTGCCCTTTGCTTGAATAGATGTAACTCTGCAAGGCCCACCGACTAAAGGGCCGGTAGCAGTTGCTTGAGCTGTTCTCTGGTCTGATGTGAAAGATCCTCCACCTGACATAATATTATCCTCCTAAATTAGTGGGGCCGAAGCCCCACATTAATTAGTTATTAAGCTACTGTTGCGCCGTTTACTGAAGTAGCGACCCACCCAATAGCACTGTTCCAAACTAAAGTTACTGATTCAGCAACTGCGTCAAAAGCAATTGTTGATCCGTTTGCAAATGTAGTTGGGGTAACTGTTGCAGTTCCACCACCATCAACAATCATGTTAATGATTTTCATTTGTCCTGAAGTTGTTCCATCAGCTAAAGTTACAGCAGCGGCTCCACCGGCTGTAGTAAGCTCTGTTATTAGGTTTACAGTATCTGCAGCTCCTGCGCCTGATAATGCTTGTACTCCGCCTCTAATGGCTTTGTTGTAAGAAGCATTACTAGTTATAGCACCAGTAGTTGCATTTTTTGTTATATCTTCGAACCCGCTTTCTGATCTAACCGGTCCTGAAAAAGTAGTTGTACCCATGTTTATGTCCTCCTGTTAATTAACACAGTCGCGAGGCCGTCTGGTCAAGTCTGTGTTTCTTCGAATATACGCTTTTAATTTAGTAAATGCAAATAAAAAGGGGCGCCGAAGCGCCCCTTAAAATGGTTTATAACCTTACTGATTATACACCTGGAGATCCGAAGATACCTCTAGGATCAGAGAAGCCGAAGCTGTATCTTTCCCTAGCTTTATATCTAACGTTACCAGTTTCAAAATCGCCTTCCATGGCAGTTTTGATTGGTGCTCTAACCATGTGTTTCATTCCGTTAGGAACATCTGTCTTAATGAAGAAAGACTCTGTATCAGCTAGGAAGTTATTTACCACAAATCCTTGTGGTATCATTCCCATTGATTTCATCGCATTTGCATCATTGTCAGCAGTGCCAACTCTTAGAGCAGATTTCATGATTCTTTCAGCTGCAAATTGCTGAGATGGGTGAATGATTAGTTTCATTCCCTTAGCAGCAATCTTTAGTCCACGCTCGTCTGTCATTTTAGCAATGTCAATTAAAGACTGCTCTAATGAAGTTTCAGATAAGTCAGCAGGTGTTGCTAACTCATTTGCAAACGTTCCAGCAATTACTGGGTGGTTAGTTGCACAAAGTGCAACACCGTCACCACCTGTAGAAGTAGTGAAAGCTCCATCTAGAATTGCAGCAGCTTTAAGTTGCTTAGTTTGAGCCATAGAACGTGCTAGTGCTTTCGTATAACGAGTTGAAATCTTATCATACAAGTTATCTTCAACAGCTTCCTCAGTGATAGAGAAAGCGAGAGCAATTGTCTCATGTTGATATCTTGCAGTGTAAGTTTCCTGCGCGCTATCGTAAACCACTGCTGCGCCTTCTGACTTAACGGCAGCTTTGTCGAAACCTGATAACATTACTTCTTCTTCGAATGCTCGATCAGAATTTTCTGTATCATAAATTTCAGCGTGTTGGTTTTCGTAGTTTTTGTACTCAAGTCCAAATAATGCATTCAGACCTGGCTCTAGCTCTTTAGCGAGCTGTTGTCTTGATATAGCCATATAATTATCCTCCTGCTATTATTTGTAAACGTGTTCATTAATAAGAACTTCATACAGCAAGTTGGCTGAACCAACCTCATTACGACCTTCTTTGTCAGAAAGTCCAACGACACGAACATTAATTTTATTTGCGCCGCCAAAGTTTGCTGAATCAACTTCCATTGCTGAAACACCTGTTGATGTATTACCGGTACCCGCGTTAATGTCACCTAAGTTACCCAAGTTACTTTGTGCTGAAGCAGCATCACCTTGTATCTCAAAGGTTTGGTAAGGGTCGTCATAGATAAACATAGACGCTACTTGAGCAGCCGGTCTATTGTTTTTAAAAGTGGGTTTTCCATCGGAATCGTCAAAGTTACATCCCCAAAAAACTCCTACAAATGCTGTGTCAGCAGCTGCACCTCTTTCAATATTTCCTGCGTTTAATTTACATAAATCGCCTTGAAATATTTGAACGTTGTGCCCTGCAACAGCATTGTATTTGTTCATTGCCGGTGATGTACCACCGCCGATTTTTCCAATAGGATTAAACCCGTTTGGCGAGTCTAAATTTGCCATAGTTGTTTTCCTCCTTAAAGGGTTATTGTTAAATCGATGGTTGAGAAAAGATTAGTCTTTTTTCGAGCCACCAAAAGTTACACGAGTCTGTCGATCTTGATTAATCGGCATACTTGGGTGCTGTTCCTTCAAGACATCGTTTTCAATTGCATCATTTCGATCTTGAGTAATTTTTGCAAAGTACTCTTCACGCGATTTCGCGAGCTCTTCAGATATCCTTGCCAGCACAAGGCCACCAACCCCGATCATACCTGCGTATTTGCCGTTATCTATAGAAGGATAATTATCATTTGGATATTCGTCAGCTCTAACTAACTCCCATCCTGATCTAAGCTTACCTGCCATGTTAGTGGTATCGTCGTACCCCATGCTTTCAGCTCTTATCCACCTATGTCGATATCCGTCTGGCGCAGGTGGTGCGTCCAGTGATGATGGAGGAGTCCAAATCTTCGGCTTTTCAGTTTTTGCTCTAGATTGACTCACGCGAGTGGTTTTCATTTTATCTTTTTCCATATGCTTATACCTCCTTCGCGGCTAATTGTTTCGCATACTCTTCAAGTGG